ATTTAAGAAATATCGAGATATGTATGACGAAATGTTTGGAGATGTAGTAGAAGAAATAAATAGAAAAGGAAATTCAGAAGAACAGCCAAAAACAGAATACCAGATTTTAAGAGAAGAGATAGCTTTATTAAATGCAAGAATAGACGATTTAGTAAAGGGAGGCAAATAAATAATGGAACAGAAGAGAAGAAACATCCACGTTAATGATTACAAAGGGCCAAAGGTTTATGATTATCTTCAGCCAGGACAAAAGAACCTAATAGCTTTTGGACACGGCTGGGGCGACACCCTTATGTTTTTAAAGATATATGAAGAGATAAAAAAGAAGTGGTCTGCTATAGAGTGGGAGCTATATGTAGAGAGCGGTCAGGAGAAAGTTATTCGTTCAGCAAAGCATTGGTCAGAAGGAGATTACGATTTTATTTTTCATATTCATTATCCTATGGGTGAGGGCAGCGGCAATACTAAAAATGCTACCTGCTGTAGAGAAGAAATAGGGATGGAGCCAGTAGAGGGCATCTTTAAAATCAATAAGCGATATGTCAGCCCTTTTGTGGCGGTTCATTTTCAAGGTACTGCTTTGCCGGATGCTGTAAATTGTCCACAAGACAAAGTACAGATAATTTGGGAAAGTATAGTAGAGCTGGGCATGATACCTATAGAAGCTCACTTTGTCCATATGTATCATAATCCAATCAATAAAAAATATTCTTTTATAGATTGTACGGTTAGGGGAGTTAAGGCGCGGTTGCAAAATCTTATTTCTCTTATTCAGCACAGTTATGCTTTTATAGGAGTAGGCAGCGGCCCACTGGTAACGGCACTTTCCATAATGCCTAAAAAAACATTGATGATAGAGAGCCAGTATAAGCTTTCCGATTATATACCAGCTAAAGAAAGCACCACTAATTATATTCACCATAAAGACATCACCAAAGAAAAGATAACAGGTTGGCTGCGCTCTTTAAGCAAACAATAGTATTTACTTATCATTAAAAAAAGTATATAATTTTATTTATAAAATTATTAGAAAAAAGGGTAAAAGAAAATGTCATCAGCTACAATAGTATTTCAGAAGGGTTCAGTAAGGATAACAGTAACTTTTAAAGATTTTAATGATGTGCTGTTTACTCCGAAGACTCTCTGGTACAGGGTGACTAATGCTAATGGCAAGAGGATTATATATGATTCAGTAAATGACACAGATATACAAGTTACGACTGGATTAGACACTACTTTTACTAAAATTTTTAAGGGCACACAGTTGGATATTTCTGATCCTAAAGATGACGGTAGAAGATTTTATACAGTCTATGGCACCTGGGATACGCAAGAAGAAAATGATGTAGATTTTGTTGGAACTTATGAAATTCCAGGCGGTGTGAAAGCTGTATTAGGTAGCTAAAGTGGCAGTAATAAAGTATAAAGAAAATTTATATGGGTCTACTGGTCCTTCTATTAGTTCTGGAGATTGGGAGCGTAAAAAGAATAAGAAAAAGAATAAATTTTTATGGCGCAAACAAAATAAAAAAATAAGTCGGTTAAAGTGGCAGTAACTTATAAATCATATGGGCCAGAATTCGAGAAGTGGGTAACGGAGAATCTTGCTCTTGCTACTGAGGCGGTAGCTTTACTGGTTTGGAGCGATGCTAGACAATTTCACCCCTGGAAAAATAGAACTGGAGAGCTGGAGAAAAGTATAAGAATAAGAAAAGAAAAAGTTGACAAGACTATGGTTCACTATTCGGTGCGGGCTGGTGTAGGTAAGTCTGATGGTATAAGAAACGGTAGTGTTGGAGCTGGCGGCAGTGATAAAGCTTATTATGCTGTGTATCTTGAATTAGGCACAGTGAAAATGAGACCGTATCCTTTTTTAAGGCCAGCTCTTGAGAAGTATGCTAAGAAATTCACAAGAGTAGTTAAGAAGATTTTTAAAGAAGGCGAGCGCAGGTACAAAGTAAAGTGAAAGAATTATTCCAGGCCATAATGACTGAGTTCAATTCCGATACAGATGGAGATTTTTATTCCGCCATTAGCGGCAATCTCTATCTTAATAGAGCACCGGCGCGAGATGCTTCAGACGATGATATTAATTATCCGTATGCAGTGTTTTTTAAAGTTAGTCATGTGCCGGATTATTTCTTTGGCGGAGAAGTTTTTGAGGAAATACTTTTACAATTTGATATATTTGATGACAGTCCTGAGAGTGCTTTAGATGTAGAAACATATGCAGAGTATTTGCATAGTTTATTGGATGATGTAGTTCTGACTTTGACTAATTATCGGTGCCTGAAGTTCGAGAGAGAACTTTCTGGACTGCTTTCAGAAGGTGAAGCGCAAGAACTTATATGGCACCACTTTACTCAGTACAGAGTACTACTGGAGAAAAAATGAGAGGCAAACTTGGCATAGGTCTTCCGCAGTTTAATGGATTTGTTGACTTGGACTTTTTAGATTGTTGGACTATTTTACAAAAGCCGGACTTCACTTATTATCGTCCACCGAAGCATATGAAGCTTTCTGATATAGATAAGGTGAGAAATTACTTAGCTAAAGAGGCGCTGAATGATGGCTGTGATTTTTTACTTATGCTTGACACAGATCAAATATTTAAACCTGATACAGCTATTAAACTTTTAAATGATATGTATAATTTGTTGGAAGTGAATCCAAAGATCGGTGCTGTAGGTGCTAAAATATTTAAGAGGTATCCTCCGTTTGAACCGATAATGAGTTTTGTTGATAAAGAGTATTTAGAAGAAACAGGCGAAACAAGATATTATTTAGCCAGTAAAGAACAGCAGCACGATAAAGGTCTGCTGGAAGTAGATGCTACTGGCACTGGCTGCATACTCTACAATTGCAGGGTGTTTAAAGAGATAGAATATCCGTGGTTTAAATTTGAAGACAGAGGCACCGGAGAAGACATCGGCTTTTGCGAGAAGATGCGCAAGGCTGATTTTAATATATATGTAGATAGAGATGTAGAAGTACCTCAGATGGCGAAGTTAATTGTCAACCAAGCTCTACATGATGTTTTTATGTTGATCGAAAAGATAAGGAGAAAAGAAGATGACTAGAGCAACTTCACTTGAAGGCAAGAATTGCAAAGTTAGTTTAGGAGCAAGCAAAATCTTGGGCATGGGCAACTGGACTCTATCCGGTATTAACGCAGATCAGATAGAGGATAGCGAATTTGAAGATGAATGGAAACAGTTTAAACTGGGCCTTAAAGACGGCGGCACCATTAGCTTTAACGGGCAGTATGACAAGACAGACAGCACAGGGCAGGATGTGCTGAGAACGGCCAATTTAAACGATACTGAAATTACTACTATCCGCTTTTATGTAGACGCTACTTCTTACTGGACGCCTAAGACTACCAATCCAGCTTCTCACGTAAAGGTTATCAGCTGGGAAGTTAGCGCAGATAAAAACGGTTTAGTACAGAGTAGCTTTTCTGTGAAAGTTAGCGGTGCTCTTGAACTGCTATAGTAAACACTTTAAGGAGGCAGATTAATGAAACTTGGCAACACGGGAAGATGGTTTCTCTTTGATGTAGAAGATGAAAGTCAAGGCGGCGTGAAGATTCGACTGCCTATGGCTACCGAAGAAGACAAGCTTGATTGGGGAGACGCTATACTGGACTGGAATAATGTAGAAGATGATGATGGAAATCTGATAGAGTATAGTAAAGAAAAAGCAAATGAGCTGATGAAAACCTCCCCAATGTTTATTGCTTTTGTGACAAAGTTCTTTAATGTGCTAAATCAGGAGTATCTTGAGTATAGGAAGATATTGGAAAAAAACTGATTGAGCACGCCGAAGGGTATTGGTTTTATGGTGGTAAATGTGAACAATGCAAAGCAGTATACGGTATGCGTAGCCCACCCGAGGAGCCACCCTGCGAGTCGTGCTGGCCAGAGTGCATGGAAGAAAACAGAGAAAGCATATTGGCTTTTCTTAAACTTTGTAGGCAGATTAAATTCGATACAGTCGGTAGAGCTATGGATGCCGACATAAATGCTGTAGTGCTTTATATAACTACTATGTACAATGAAGATAAATGGAAAGAACTTATCAGCAATGTTATACTGCTGATAAAGAGAGTGGGCATCCCGAAGTACATTGAGGAAGTCGATAAATGAAAGTCGGCGAAGTATCAGTAGACCTGATTGCTAAGACAGATCAACTTTCTTCTGGTTTAAAGAAAGCTGAGACAGAAGCAAAGCAATCAGCCACTAAGATAAGTAATAGTTTTGGTGATATTAAAAAGGCAGCACTAGCAGCTGGAGCTGTTATTGCTACTTCTTTTGTTTTTACTAAAGCAATATCATTTTTTAAAGAAGCAATTGTTCTTGCTGGTATACAAGAAAGAGCAGAGCTAAGATTAGCAGCTGTTTTAAGAGCTACAGGTAATTCGGCTGGATATTCGGCTGAGCAGCTATATAAGATGGCGGCAGAAATGCAGAGGGTTACTCGTTACGGTGACGAGGAAATTATTGCTGCCCAAGCTTTAGCTGCTACATTTAAGAATTTAAACGGAGAAGTATTTAAAAGAACTATTGAGTTGGCAGCAGATGTAGCAGAAGTAATGGGCAATGATTTAAAATCTGCTACTCTTCAGCTTGCCAAGGCACTTAATGATCCCGTAACACAGCTCAGTTATTTAAACCGATCTGGTATTACTTTTAATGAAACTGAAAAGAAATTAATTAAGACTTTATGGGAAAGCAATAGAGCATTTGAAGCACAGAAGATTGTTTTAGATGTTATATCTGGTCAGCTTGGTGGCACTGCCAGAGCTGCTTTAGAAACATTTGATGGTCAAGTAAATCAATTAATAAAATCTTGGGGAGATTTAAAAGAAAGTTTTGGATTTTTTATAACAAAGAATCCAGAAATAGTTAAAGAGATTGGAGTACTAACAAATGCAATCCGTCTTTTAGATCAAGCTTTAAAAGATGCTCAGGGCAGTGCTGCCAGCGGTTCATTTCTTTGGTCTCTTAGCGCCAATATAGCAAAGTCGATAGAAGATGCAAATGAAGCAGCAAAAGGAGTAGTTAGAAAAAAGATAGAACCTGCTCCAGTAAGTGTTAAACCAAATATAGAAGTAGATAAAGAGGCTATAGAAAAAGCAAGAGAAGAACAGGAAAAACGCAATAAGGCTTGGGAAGATTATATAGATATAAGAAGAGAAGCTAATGCTGAGGAAGAAGAAGCTATTGAATTAGCAAGAGTCAGCATGGAGTTTAATGCAGCAGAAGAACAAAAGAAACGCAATGCTGCATGGGATGAATATTTAGAAAAACGTAGAGAGATAAATGCTCAGGAAGAAGAAGCTCTTGAGATGGCTAAAGTAAATTTAGCTGCTTCTGAAGATGCTAAAAAGAGCATGTTGGATTTGCAAGATGTAGTCATTACAGTTGGAGATGGTATAGGGGATGCTGTAACAGATTGGATATTAGGAGTAAAGAGTTTTGCTGAAGCTTGGAAGTATGCCGCTGCTAGTATAGTCGGTGATTTAGTGAAGATTGCCGTACAGCAGCTAATAGTAAATAATCTTGTAAATGCGGTGGGAGAATACTTTCCTTCTAAAAAGGCAAAGGGTGGAGCATGGTACAGCGGGCAAGAAGTAGTAAAGGCAGCTAAAGGCACCCTCATAAATGGCCCTACTATATTAGCTGGAGAAAGAGGCACAGAGGCCATTATGCCTTTAGGTAGAACTGCTTCTGGCGACTTGGGAGTGAAAGTCACTGGCGGTGGAGATAAACCTAAATTAACAGTCAATATTATAAATCAATCCGGTCAGCAAATAGAGCAATCTCAATCTGGCCCCACCTGGAATGGAGAAGAGTGGGTGCTGTCGGTAGTGCTTAATGCTTATGGTAAGAATAAGGGTGGTTTTAGAGATATAATGCGGAGCGGCATGTAGATATGGGAGATTATCCTACCAATATACGAAAACCATCTTATCCGCTTGGCGAAGAGATAGTAAAAAGTCAAGTACGAACAAAGATGGAAAGCGGCACGGTGCAGTCAAGAGCACGCTTCACTAAACATAAGCACATCTGGACGCTGCCTTATCCAGTAATGCTCACAGTGGATTATCAAATTCTAAGAGCACATTTTTACGGCAATATAGGTGGTACTTTTAACTGGACTTTTCCTACTATAGCAAGTCATGAGCTAAGTGGCACCACTATAGTAGTGCGTTATGTAGATGATAATTTGCAGTTTGAGTGGATAAATAAAAGTTATTGGTCGGGATCTGTAAGGCTGGAAGAAAAGTAAAATGCCATTAGATTTATTTGCAGCAGCTATAGTAGAAAAAAATAAACTGGCCAGCAGTCAGCCTCATATTATTTTAGCACAAATAACTTTACCTTCAGGAACGATTTTAAGAGTCTGCCGCAATAATGAGAATATAGCCTGGAACGGTTATACTTGGGTGGCTTTCCCTTTTGATATTGATACTCTTGGGGAGCAAAAAGCAGAAGAACTACCAAGCGTGAATCTTAGAGTTGGCAATGCTTCACAAGTGATGTCTTATTATTTGGAGCAGGGTGATGGTGGTGTAGGAGCAGAAGTTCTACTGATGGTAGTTCACGCCAGCTATCTTAATGTTACCACTCCCATTTTAACTCTTTACTATGAATGTATTAGTACTTCTACCACGGCTGAATGGGCTACTTTTAACCTTGGTGCACCAAGTGTATACAGGAAGAAGATCCCGAGAGACAGATTGATGAAGCGGTATTGCAGACACAAAATATTTAAAGGCATCTACTGTAAATATGCTGGAGCAGCCACTACCTGCAATAGAACTTATGAGCAGTGTAGAACTTATGGTAATTTGAATAACTTCGGTGGTGCTCCTGGCCTTGGCTCGGGTGGTTTAAAGATATGAGCAAAGCACATATACAAGATTTAGTCGGTATACCTTTTAAGAAGAATGGGAGAGATAAGCTTGGAATCAATTGCTATTATCTGGCTCAGAAAGTCTTTGAGAGATACGGCGTCAGTATTCCTGATTATGTCAATGCTTGCAGTTCTGCTGCTGATAGTAATTTACAATCGAATGTTATTAATAGCAGGATTGACTCCAAGAGAAAAGATTGGGTTAAAATTGCGGAGCCTGTTGAACCTTGTCTGGTAGTATTAAGATCAGATGAGGATAACCCGGATATGTGCAGTCATATTGGAGTCTATGTCGGGGAAGGTAAATTTATTCACATAATGAAAAAAGTAAATAGTATTATTCAAAGAGTAGACACACCGCTATGGAGCAGCCGCATAGAAGGTTATTATATTTATAATGGATAACAAAGTAAAAATAACTTTAGTAAAAAATCCTTTTGATCTCTATGGCTCAAGAAGCGTTCTTGATGTGCCTACTATTACAGGTTTGCCCGCAAGAAGTTATATTGATTATTTAAATTGTGATCTTAAAGAATATGATTTTGTTGTTTCTGTAAATGGTAAAATTTTAGAAGAAGATGTAATTGATACTTATCCTATTTGTGATGGGGATAATATCGTTTTTGTGCCCGTGCCGCAAGGTGGTGGCGGTGGTGGTAAAGTATTACGAACAATAGCAATGCTGGCTATTACCGTTGTTGCTACTGTTTACGGTGGGCCTTTAGGATTAGCTCTTGGTTTAAAAGGCAGTTTAGCTACTGCTGTCGGTAGTACTATTATAATGGGTGTTGGTGGACTGCTTATTAATGCAGTGCTGCCGCCTACACGCCAAGACTTATCCGCTCTGCCGTATAGTTCTGACTTTAGCGAGTCTGCTACCTATAGCTGGCAAGCAATGGCTAATCCTAATAGAGAGGGCATAGTAATTCCTTTCACTATTGGGGTGTCTAAAGTTGTGCCGCCACTAATCTCAAGACATATTACTTTAGAAGGAGACAAACAGTATCTCAATCTGCTCTTCTGTTTAGGCTATGGTGTTTTAACTGGCTATAGTGATGTGAAGATAAATGACAATTCATTAAGTAATTATGAAGGAGTGATGACTGCTTTTAGGGATGGTTCTGCTTCACAAGATACTATCCCTTATTTTGATGACACATATATTGAGACTCCAGTTGGGCAAAAACTTTCTACTCAGTTGATGTATACTCATCCAACTATTAATGCTTCTTTTGTGAGAAGTTTGACAGTTTATCCAGAAGAAGCTCTTAAATATTCAGGCCAGTATTCAACTAATGTTCAGCCTCAAACAAAAGCTACTTCTATTGCTTTTGAAGTTCTTTTTTCTAAAGGTTTATTTGCAAATGATAATGTAATTGGCAATAAGACTAGGGCTGATAGCTGTGTAGCTAATTTCAGGATAATTTATTTTTCTAATTCTGTCGGGCCAACAGTAGTAAATTTTACTATTAGCAGAATGACCAGACAGGCTTTTACACATATTTTTAGAGTAGACAATTTACCCGAAGATACATATTACGCCTATTTAGTATTTCTTAATTTTAGAGCTGTGCCAGGAGGTACAAGGGAGCCATATTTAGATTGGGTAGATGATGTTAATAATATTATATACTACATAGAAGATCCAGAAATATATATAGCTAAATTCTGGTGGGCTAATACAAATATCTCCTATGTTACTACAAGTAATTCTATCAATAAGCTCGGCGTAGCAATTACTTGTCCTAATGGCCTTTATGGAATTAATCCAGATACAGGTGCATTGATAAGTGAAACAGTAAATATTTTTGTTCTCGTAAAAGAAACTACTGGCCTTTATGTCGGTGGTCAAAGCCTTGCTATAACTGCTATAAGTAGAAATGCAGTCAGGAGAATGGTATGGTTTGATTATTTGCCTTATGGGTATTATGAAGTTTCGGTGAAGTTTACTTCTGATCCTGGCAGTTCTCTTAACGAAGTAAATGATACATACTTTGATTATATTCAAGAAGTAATTAATAATGACTTCTCCTATCCTGGGCTTGCTCTATTTGGGCTTAAAGTATTAGCTACCGATCAATTAAGCGGTGGTATGCCACGAGTGAGTCTTGTCGCTAAAAGAGAAAGAGCTACTATAAATGGCTATAGTAGAAATTTAAATAATCCTGCTTGGGCCTGTTATATTATTTTAACTGACACGGAGTTTGGCCTTGCCGAGCCGACTAGTAGAATAACTTGGGATGATTTTTATAATTGGTCTATCCACTGTCAGAATAACGGTTTTGTCTGTGGTGTTACTTTTGATGTATCTATGGATGCTCGTGCTGCGCTTGCTCATATTTCTAAAATAGGCCGAGCACAGGTAGTGCAGCGTGGAACTAAATGGGGAGTACTTATAGATAAGAAAGATGATTATGTTCAGGTTTTTAATATAGCCAATGTGAAGGAAGGCACCTTCGAGGAGCAGTATTTAGAGAAAGCAGAAAGAGCTAATGTAATTGAGATGACTTATTATGATAGTACTCTTGATTATGAAGCTCAGACTATGGAAGTACCTTTTAGAGAATTTACTGCTCAAGATGATATAGTAAAAGCTTCTGAGACTCTTATAGCTTGTCAAGATAAACAAATTGCTTGGGATTATGCTAAATTTCTTTTAAACTGCAACCACTATTTTAGAAAATTAATTCGATTTGAAACAGGCATTGATTCTATAGCTACTTTGCCTAATGATATTTTCTGCTTTCAAAGCGATGTTACTCAATGGGGAGTAGGCGGCAGGTTACTCGCTGGCTCTAATAAATATGTAATTAGATTGGACAAGAATGTAGAAATTATCGCTGGTATTAGCTACAGTATTCTTATTCGATTTAATGCTACCGATACAGTCCAGAAAATACCTGTTTTAAACTATGCGGGTACTACTAAAACTTTGCACGTTCAATATCCATTCAGTGAAACACCAGCAGAAGACGACATCTATGTTTTTGGGCAAACTACTAGTTCATTTAAATTATTTAAATGCTTGTCGATAGAGAAGACAAGCGATCTTGATGCGAAGCTGACTGGCCTTGAATATAATGAGCTGGCCTATGATTTAGCTACACCGCCAAGTGAATATATTGGTGGAACAGATTTACTTCCTGTGACAGATTTAAGAGGTAAATGCATAGCTGAATATACTCCCAGCGGCAGTATAAATCTTTATGTTTCTTTGACTTGGCGTGGAGCAGCTATTAGCTGGACTGTCTCAAGAAGAGTTCTTAATGGTTCTAATGTCCATATTGCTACTGTTTATGATTCAGAGTTTGTAGATTTGAATGTTCAAGATGCTACAGTTTATATTTATACAATAAATGCTAC